TTCACGAAAGCATGAGCCCCGCGGGGGCATGACCAAGCGGCGGGAGTTCCGCGAGGCCAATGAGTCAATCATGCGCAGCATTGACAGCACCAAGCGGCTGCGGCACACGGCAGCGCAGTCCCAGCGCTTAGCCGCCCTGGGCGCTGCTCAGTAGACCAGGCCGGCGAGCACCGCCCGATACCGGCGCTCACGGTCTGCCAGGCCGATCGTGCCCCCGTTGATCTTCTTGGTCAGCGCCACGAAGTCGTCGGCATCAGCCAGGGGCCCGCACTTGTTGACCGACCAAAACCAGGCGGCCGACAGTGCGGCGCCCTCGGGCTCCAGCAGCAGGTCAGGCTGGGCCACCAGATCCAGCCCAAGCGCCTGGCCGCAGCGCGTGTAGTTGTCCTTGCCGGTCAGCTGCTTGAGGCCGCGCCCGCGATACTTCCAGCCCTCGCCAGACTCAATAGGGCCGTTGCCCATGCGCGAGGCATAGACCACGTTGGCGATCATCTCGGGCTTGCGGTGCAGCGCCAGCGCGAACTTGTTGGGGCTGTTCTTCCCCTCCTTGGTCTTGACCGGTTTTTTGTCCTCGCCCAGCACCGCAAACCGGTTGGGCCAGATGGCCGCCATGCCGTCGGCCGAATAGTTCAGATTCTCGGACAGCAATGTGTAGTTGCCAGACTCGTGCGCGGTCTGCGCCAGCCAGCCAGCGACCTGGCGCACCGAGGCAATGCCAAACCTGGCCATGGCCGCCTGCACATGAGGCAGCCAGCGCTCGGCCACCTCTCGCTTGAGGCCGGCCGCCGTCAGCTGGTCAATGCCAGGCGTCACTTCTTCTCGTCCTTCTTGCGGCTGCCAATGCTCGAACCAAGCAGGAACTGGAACATCGAGGCCACCATCGTGCCCAGCACGAAGCCCAGGATGGTGTCAGCAAACCGGATGTTGTCTTCGGGTATCTGGCCGAATGTGATGAAGCCGATATACGTCGCAGCCAGGATCGACCAGAAGCTGATGAAGTAGTAGACAAAGCGCCGCACCAGCGGGTCGTCAGACTCCATGGCCTTGAGCTGCATATCCCGAGCGCCCTGCATATTCTTGAGGTCGATCTCGGCCATAAACTCCTCATGCTTCATGGCAGCTTCTTTGAGCTTGGCCACGTCGTCGGGCTTCATGTCGCCTTCTGGCTTGAGCTCCACGCCCAGCTTCTGCTGGACGTAATCGACACCCTTCTCCATGACGGCGTCGGCCACCTTGGGCAGGCCGTTGGAGATGAGACCAGAGACGATTGAGGCGACGATAGGCAGCATCAGATCACCATGGCGTAGAAGAACAGAGACAGACCCGCACCGCCGACGGCGATGCTGGCCCACAGCAGGGGCATCATCACAGCCAGGATGGCCGCGGAGCTGAGCACAATGGCCAACTGCAGCGCCATGCCCGCATAGGAGAACCAGGGGCTGCGCTGCTTGGCCAGGTCGCGTTGGGCCTCAGCATCCCGCGCTTTGGCCGAGATCTCCTCCATGTCGGCGCGCTGCTTGGCAGCCTTCTCCTCGTGGCCGGCCGTCTCGTAGATCGTGGCCCTGACGTTCTTCGCCTGGAACCAAGCCCAATAGTTGTTGGCCGCAATCGTGCCGTTGAGCACCTTGCTCGAGTTGCTGCCGCCAAACATCCCGTTGACGGCCAGCAGCAGGGCGAAGATCGAGATGGTGAGCGCTGCCCATTGCTTGACGTATGCCTCGCGCTCGGAGCGAGATGCCGTGGCTGGTGGTGCTTTGAACATCAGAATCCACATTCCTTGGTTTGCTTGCAGTGCTGATACCCCAGCACCGCCATGTAAGCCATGCCAGCCAGGGCGGCGACGATCAGCACCACGCCGATGCCGGTCTCGATTGCCTGCGCCATGGCCTTGCGGCGGCGCTCGGCGGCTTCCTTCTCGCGCTTGGCATCCAGCGCATCGTCGCGGTTCATCTGTGCCACGCGGATCTGGATGTTCTGCCAGATGTCAGCGTTTCCGCTCTGGAAGAAAAGCATCTTCAGCTCTTCTTCGAACTGCCGCTGCTGCATGAGCTCCATCTCGGCCTGGATGGCCGCGCCCATGTTGCTGCCGCCCTTCTTCTTGGCCTGGTTGACGGCCTTGGTAGCCTCATGCTTGGCGTCGAAATACTTGCCCAGCAGCGGACCCAGCGAGCGGACATCGTCGACAGTCTTGCTGGCCTTCTTGATAAGGTTGACCGCCGTGCTGACGGCCGCCATTGCGGTGATCGGGTCGATCACAGCAGCACCTAGATTTTCAGCACCAGCCCCAAAAGCAGCAGGATAATGGCGCCTGCACTGCCAATGAGTATGGTCTCAAGGCGCTTCAGCCTCGCGTTAATGCCAGCATATCGCTCGGCACACACAGCCTCGTGCGTGGTGAGGCGGCTGTCCACATCGGCACTCATCGTCGACCCCTTCTAATTCGACCAGGTTACTGCTTGTCAGGCGCCGGCTCATCCGGCTTGGCCTGCTCTTTGAACTGCTGCACTGGCTTCTGCCACAGCGGGTGCGCATTGCTTTGCGTCGGCAGGTTGCCGATCACTTGCATGATGAAAGCGGCTTCGTTTTCCTCGAGCTCGAATTTCATGCCTGCCCCCAGGGAGTGCCAGAGATCACGGGCGGGTTGGCCAACGCGGCCAGCTGCGCGTCCAGGGCGGCCTCTTTGGCTGCCACGCCATCAGTTCCCCAACGGTCGGTGAGCCAGCCAGTCACGTCGGCCTGGGTCAGCTGCTCGTAGGGCTTAAAGCCAGGCGCTGCCGCATCTGGCTCAAAGCTCTCGGTGCCGTACTGGCTAGCCGTGAATTCGCCTTGCGTCTTCGTGGTGCCCCAGTGCACCACAACCACGCCGCCGTTGTCGGCCTTGCGCTCCATTGTGTGGATGATGATGTTCATGTCAGTTTCCTTTCTTACTTGGCTTCAAGTTGCGCAACTCGTGCGCGGAGGGATTGCAGTTCAGCAATGATGTTGGCGATGAACTCAGCAGAGCCGTACTCCATAGCCTGCATCTGCTCACCGTCTTTTTCACCTGTGACGCTTGCGGGGCTGACTTCCTGCACTTCGTGAGCAATGAAGCCCACACCCTTGCTGCCGTCAGCCTTCCACACCCAAGTCTTAGGCTTAAGCGCGTCGATGAATGCGCCGCTACCCGTCAGAGGCTGTGGGTTGTCTTTGAGGCGATAGTCGGAAGACGTGTTGTAAGGTGTTGCAGTACTTGTGGTTGTAATTGAACCAACTAAAGGTTCGGATGAATTTCTAAAAACCCCAATAATTGTGTTAGAG